CTTTCGGCGACTATGGGGATTTCCCCTCGATACTTTTCAGTATCGGGTTTACCATGGAGGACATATGCCTTGGAAGTATCAATATTACATCCCTTCTTCGTACGTGCGGGCAGGGGTTACCTATCCCTATCAAGCACGTATGGAGTGGAAGTATAGTGAAACTACCCCAGGCTATCCATCAGGTAAACCTTACCCCAGTCATAATTATTATCGGGGAGGTGCGCAATTAACACCGGGTTCCTTAAATTATCAGCTTTACGGTCTTTTTAACCGTAAACCTGCTTATTGGAACTTCGGTGGTGAGTACCTTCCTAATCCTAATATTGACTGGACTGGCTACCGCATCGGTTTGATTGATAATCAATCAATCGCAATTGCCAAAGCTGTTGCCTCTGTGAACTCTAAAGTCAGAAGTGCACATTTCGATGTGCCCGTCTTTCTTGGTGAGTTCGGTGAAACTTGTAGGCTTCTCGCAAGAGATGCAAACAGGATTTACGAAGCTGCTAAGGCTGTGAAGCGCGGTCGCTGGCATGACGCTGCACGGAAACTCGGCATTAAACCTCCAAAAGGGGTGTCAATGCGTCGGCAATTCGCCGATAACTGGTTGAAATACCAGTTCGGGTATAAACCTATCGTTTCCGATATGGTTAATTCCGCTAAAGCGTTCACGAAGCTCGGCACTAGGCGGTCGTTCGTGACTGTTACAGGTCACGGCGACGCTGCAAGCCGTTCTACCTCGCCAGAGATTCCATTCTCTGTGCCAGGCCCTCTCGGAGGCGGAGATGGAACTTTTGTCAACAAATTTAACGTTCGTTGGGAATGTTCCATTGGGTACGTTATCGAGATTACAAACCCTGTACTAGCTGAACTAGCTAGCCTCGGTATCACTAATCCAAGCTCTGTCGCATGGGAACTTTTACCGTTCTCATTTGTCATTGATTGGTTTGTGAATATCGGGGAGTGTTTGCAATACTTAGATACGTGGAGTGGTAAACGATTTGTCACCGGTTACCAAACCGACTTCGTAGACCTCACCGTACAGGGTACTATTGTAAAAGTACCCGTGTGCGTCGCGCCTGAATTTTATAAGCTATCCGGTACAGGTTACGACGGGCAGAGTTTTTCAATTTCTCCGCTCTTCGACCTACACCAGTATGCTGTTAACAGACAGACGTTAGGAGGACCCGTCCCGCCAAGGGTGAGGTTTGATTTACCTCAATCCGTTTGGCATTTTATAACTGAAGTTTCGCTTCTACATAAATTATTTAAGTAGAGCTTAGGAGTCAGCTATGGCTGCAGCAGCAGATATCGTAATCAATAATGGTTCAGCAGCAGCGTGTACCTTCGAACCTTTTAAGGTAGAAGGTGACACTCTCGTTTACGTTAATCGGGCCCCTGGCCCGCTTAACGCATGGCATTTTCTGCGTATTAAACGTACTATGCCAGCTGATCGGTCGAAAGGCGTTACTCGTGTTCGCTATGAATTCGAGGTCCCGACTATCGACGCGACTACCAAGACTGTCCTGTACACTAATCGATTCGTTGGTGAATACTACGAACCGGTAAGTGCGAGTGCCTCTCTTAACGGTGACATCCACGCCTATAACAAGAATTTCCTAGCAACTACCGTTGCTAGTGATCTTGCTGTTAATGGCGTAGTTCCAACCTAACTAATTGAGGTTTATTATGTTGCGTACTGCACGTAATTTGTCGTCAAACGTCTCCTTAAAAGAGCTAACTCATACCGTTAGAAAATGGCGGAGAGAGTTAAATGTTTTGATGATTCTCGAGGACTATTGTCTTGCCAATCAAACTCCGTTTACTCTTGGAGTTCTTTTGCTCTGTCGTTCTGGTGATCGCGATGGGCTTATTAGCTTATCGCTCGACCCCAGCCGTTACCATAACGGTGACGGTGCAAAAGGATGGCGTGAGTTTCGAACCGATTATCAAGCCCTGAAGATGTTATCAAAGTTCCCTTTCGAGGGACTCCGAGATACTCGTCAAGTGGCTATTGATGCTTGGTTTGAGGCTGAGGCCGTTTGCGCTCAGACGAATGAAAAGTTCCGCAATCCACACATTAAGCTAAAAAGCAGCGAATTAGACGAAGTATTTCACTACGCCGTTCGCCTTTGTGCCGATTGTCTTGGAGATTTTCATCCAGATGAGTGGTTGGAGTCGTGCCGATTCGGTCCCGGAGTCACTAGTGATTCCAAAGATCGACTCGTATACGATAAACTCGTTGGCCCTCTTGGGGTAACCCAAGATGCGAAGCTACTGCTTGATTTCGCAATCCGCAGTAGCCCAGCCTGGTTCGAAGCTCGTGGAGGGCAATATTCCACGATTGACGAATCCGGCAGACAGACCTTTGTTCCAAAGAACGCCAAGACTGACAGAAGTATTGAAACGCAGCCTTCAGGATGTTTATTCCTCCAGGCTGGCCTTGGTTCGATGATTCGCTCCCGCCTCAAAAAGGTTGGAGTTAATCTTAACGATCAAGGTAAGAATCAATATTTAAGTCGGCTCGGTAGTAAGACAGGCCACCTTGCCACTATCGATATAAAGTCGGCTAGTGACACTTTGGCTTATCATCTCGTCATGCATATGTTACCATTTGACTGGTTTCATGCGCTTGACATCTGTCGTACGGCTTCGGTTGTACGCGCAGATGGACAGATCCATATCCTCGAGAAATTTTCGAGTATGGGTAACGGATATACTTTTGAGCTCGAAAGTCTAATCTTTTGGGCTCTCTCGGAAGCGGCTTGCCGCTTACGAGGTAAAGTTAAATCCGTGAGTATCTTCGGAGATGATATTATCTGTCCTACCATATCTGCTCCGCTAGTCATGGACATACTTGAAGAGTGTGGTTTCACTATTAATATAGCGAAATCATATCTCGTTTCGTATTTCCGTGAAAGTTGCGGCGTAGATATGTTCGATGGGCATGACGTACGTCCTTTCTATATTAAGGAGGACATTGTAGATGTATCGAGCCATATTAGGCTGGCTAACCGTATCCTTCGCTACGCTAATCGTCTTGGTGATAATCATCATCTCGACGCAAGTTATCGCAGCGCTTGGATTCGGGTTGTCAGTCACTTACCAGCGTCTATACGAAAGTCCCTTACCGGGCCTTACGCAGAAGCTGATAATTGGCTCATCCAACCCCAAGACCATATCCTCTCCTACAGTTCCTGTAGGAGGAAATATATCGAGGGGACCGGACGAGTCCAATGGTTCTTCCCTGCAATAATCACATCTGTTATCCACAGACGTGAGAATGAGCTAATATTCGAGACTGGTAAAGCTAGTCTCTTATATTACTTAAACCGCAGGTCTACCGTCATAACTGACGTACGTTACTCGAGGGACCCTTCAGATTGTCCTGACTCGTCAGGGGAGTACCGGGTACCTCATAAGAGGGTAATCACACGTCAAAAGGTGCGTCGCATACCACATGAGTGGTCAGCTTCGCCTAGTGTTTGGATTTAATCTTACACTAGTTTTCGGCTGTGCCAGGG